TCGTTGCGGTCAATAACTTCTGAAGTATTGTTTGTTTCGTCGCAAACAACACGGAAGTCGTAGATACCGCGACGACCCTGTACCAATCTTAGGAATGGTTCAACTAGGTTCACAAACTGCGCTCTTGTAAATTCATCGTTGAACTCGAAGAGGCTTGCGCGTGCAGCACGAGCAATTGCCTTCTCAAGAACAATGAATAGACGACGAACATTGATACGATCGAATGCGCTTGGTTTTGATAGAAGAGTCTTATCACCAAAGAGAACAGTGCCTTCTCCTGGGAACGAGACGATTGGATTTACACCAGCCTTATAGAGCGTATCGCGCTGTGCTTGGTTTGGATTGAATGCTAGTTTGATTACATTCTTCAACTGACCGCGATTGAATCCAGCAGGTGAGAACCATGGATCGCGATCTTGGTCGGTACGAGCACAGAGACCAGCAATGTCACCGTTACCTGGAATCCAAAGATATAGATCGTTATACTTGTCGTATTGATACTTCCATCCGCTATCCATTACAGCATATGACGTTGAAGTCAAGCTGTTACGATAGTTTACGATAGAAGAAACTGGATCAGCTGCTTGAACGTTTGCAAGTAGTGGTGATACGAACGCTACGCAGTCTTCACGACCTACAGCAAGAGAGATTACGTTTGCAGCCAATACTGCGCTTGCGTTAGCCGTCATTACGAGGCTAATATCAACGTTATCCGTTGAAGCAAACTGAGCATATGCTGTTTGAACGTTGCCATCAGTTGGCACCGCATCAGTACCACGAACGAAGCTGACGCCGTTTAGATTTTCACCAGCGAAGGCATGAGTTGCATTTGCCGCAACACCCCATGTGGAGTTGTTTGGTCCCATTGCATAGACGTAACGTGAATTGACGTATAGAACATCGCGGTAGTAGAGTGATTCGCCGCTTTCGCCCTTGGCATTGGTTGCCTTAGATACGTTTGCGAAACGCTCAATGACCGTGTTTGGTGTTCCTGAGAACAATCCATCTTCATCGACGATTGCGATGTGCATTTCGTCGTTAGCGTCTGACTTATGATTTGCAGCAACCGAAGCTGAAGTTCCTGGAGCAGCATCGAAGTATGGAGCGTATGCCCAAGAAGAGAATGCTGTCGCATTTGCATTTGCGCAAACTGCAACCTTCAATGAGTTACCAAGCGAACCTGGATAACGAGCAGCGAATAGGATGTTTGAATTTGCTGCCGTGAAGAAAGAAGTGAAATAGTGATCTTCGCTCTTAACCTTTACGTTTGCAGTAAAGGAACCTGAAGCAACGTTTAGCGCAAGAGCAGAATTAAGTGTTTCAGCGTCAGAGCGAGAAACAAATAGACTGTTGCTATATGCTAGGAAGTTTGCAGCGGTGAAGAACGTAAGAGCTGTCGTTGAATCTGGTTTGCCATATAGTTCAACGAGTTGATCCTCTGAACCAACCTGTCTTAGAAGGTCGATTGGACCCCACTGAAACGCGCCAGCGACCGCGCCAGTGGATGTAGAAACTGATGGGACAACTGTTGTTGCGTCAATTTCGGAAACATTCACGCCTGGAGATACTTGAAAAGCCATGTTTTTGCTCCTGTTTTGGAGATAAAGAAACTTACCAGTTATTTAGTGTTTTGTAATTTTTAACGCTCGACAGGAGCCCAAACGGCACCATCTTCGACAAATGCATTCGATTTATTGTCGACATCGATGTGTCCAGCTAAAATAAGATCTCCGATCGACTCTTCTTCAATCATTTTCAGCTGCTCAGCGTTTAATTTTTGACGGATATTAACATCAGTCATATCCGAGAAAAATCTTTGATTCGTTAGCCATGCAAATAAAACCAAACACATTACAAGGTCGTCATGGCTACCTTCTTCGGCTTCATAACTTACACCGTTCGAGACGAAGGTCGAGAGTTCAGAGATAATATCGTAATCTGTAATAATTAATTGTTGGCGTTCGATTAGGTTTTTGAGGATAGAACAACCGAGTCTTTTAACCGATTTAGTCGTTTTAACTCCTCGACCGCTCTTTTGACCAAAACCAAAATTGACCAATAGTTTCTTATTTAGTTTTGACTTGCCGTGCTCAACTGTTGAAAGGATGTTCTCATATTCATAATCGTCAAACAAAATATCTACAATCTGTTGTCCATTATCGTTCGTTTCGACCAACTGATAAGCATTATTATAATATGTGCCCACTTGTTTTAAAATTGCAGGATAGACTAACGGACTGATTTCATTATCCTTATAAGTGGCGACAACTTTATATGGGAGAGCAGTCGCGTCGATTACAGTAAATGCCGAGTAGTCTAAACCTTTTCCTCGGGAGGTATCTACGACCATAAAATAAAGATGATCTGGTTTTGCCTCGTCATATACTTTAAAATTTTCAATTCCTGTATTTGCAATCGGTTTTGCAAGTGACAATGCGCGCAGAGCAACCGCACTAATCAATGTTCCCGATGAACCCAGGAACTCGCATTCCATTTCCTGCATGAACTTTTGTTCGCCAAGAACACGGAACTGTTCGTCAGCCCACTTCTGATCGCGCCCAGGAACTTCACGCCAATTCGCTGAGATGTGAGTAAATCCGTTATTATCCTCAACCGCATCGTTCCACATTTTGTAAAAATGGTTCATGCCGTTTGGCGTAGAGGAAATTAGAATCTTGGATTCAGTACCAGAAGAAATGGTTGGATAAACCGAAGTGAAGAATTCATCAGCAATATTCGTCGGAACGAATGCAAATTCGTCAAGATAAAGTAGCGAAATAGAGAAACCACGAATGGCACTAGAAGCAGTAGAATTTGCTAGAATGCGGCATCCGTTTTCTAATTCAATGTCACCCTTGTTCCAAGTCTTTACACCTTGTTGAATCCAATGCGGTAGTGCTTCATATGCAAGTTTAATGCGGCTAAGAATTTCACGAGCTGTGGCTGCTTTGTTAGCAAGAATCGCAACCGACTTGTCTGTATTGAATAACACATACCAAAGAATATAGCCGACAACCATCGTGGTCTTACCGACCTGACGACCTGCTTTTACAATGATGCGACGATTTTTATTAAACTTCTCGATAGCATCTTTTTGGAATGGATAAAGGTTGATCTGCACGAAACCTTTATCAAGCATAACGACCTTGACATAGTTTTCAATAAAGTATACTGGATCTTCTGCGCACTTGACATACTCACGGACTTGATCTTCCGTGAGCTGCATCGGCATATTAATGCGCTTGAGGAGCGGATTACCAAGATAATTCTTGATTTTATTTGGCAGATTCATTCTTTATTTGTTTCAAAAGATCGGTAGTGCTACCAACGAACACTGCCTTATCTACATTGATATTAGTTGTCTTTGCTTCAGCAGCCTGTGGGTTTAATTGTTTTTGTTGCTTCTGGAGGATCATCAACTTCTCTGTAACATCAGAGAGATTCTTAATCATATTTGCTGCTACTTCATATGCTCTTGGGTGCTGCGATTCTTTTGCCACTTCAAGAATGCCATCCAAAGCCTCATTACCCTTTTCGATAAGGTTGTAATAATTAGCACGAGAATAGTCAGCGTCAGGATTATCAGCTGATCTGTCTGGCTCATGAATAGTAACACTTTTATTTTCCTCTCTTACCACAGGAACATAATCAGTGTTTAAAATTTCTGCAAGATTTTTATCTGTGTCACTCATGTTATATTCGGAAACTCAGTTTTTTCTTCATCGAATCCAAACGCAGTATTTGGGTTTGCTGTATTTGGATTTGGTGTAATGACCAACTTAGATAGTTGTAATTCATTGGATCCGAAACTTGCGATATTATATGATGCATTTGAAATAGCACCAGTTAAATATTTGCCTGCTTTCAAGATTCCGTTTACATCACTCACAATAAGAACATTGCCTGTTGGGTTCCAAGAGGCAACAAAAGCAGTTGAGTTCGCAGAACTTAATTCGCGACCCTCATACACCAACTCACCAGTTTGGAACGTTCCCAAACCACCTGTATTTGCGAAGTAAATGACTCTTTCGTTTCCAACAGTTAGTGCGCTGTTAAATGTATTGGCAGTAACCTTGCGAATAATATCGCGAGATACAATTGGACCATACATATAACCTTTTGCAGTGAAATTCAATGACCATGTAATCATTCGAATTGGATCAGAGCCGCCAACATCTTCAACGTTTTGATTCACGTCTTGTAGAATAAATGGAATATCAGTTTTTTGATCAGTTAATCCAAGAAAATCAATTGTCATTGTATAGTCTGGATTAAAGTATGGAAGAATTTGTTCTACAATTTGTGTCCCATCTTCAACATTTCTAACATAGATTGTGAGCGTAAACTCAAAATTATATGGCGTAGTTCTAAGAGATTTTACTGTTGTTGCAGACTCAGCAGAAAAACTTTCTGAAAATAGATTTCTTTTTCTTAATGGATCATACGTTATATTAGTAAGTTCAAAACTCATTCGTGGAAGAGTCATTTGAACTTCTTTGGTCAATTCAGGATCTTGTGTAATGCGTTGATAAAACTTTTCTTTCTGCGCATACTGCAGCGGCACAGTAATACGCTCAATTTCAACTGTACCTGCTTTATTATAGCGCACAAGTCGAATGTCATTGAATAGCGTACCAAAGGCAACGACCATTTTTCGAATAATTCTATGATAAAAATGTGATTGCGAAAACATTATGGCTCACCGAATGGATTGGCTTCACTGAAATCAACAATATTGTCAGCTTCAGTTTCAATGCGATAATTGTCTTGCATATCCTCGTTGTTTGCATTTCTTAGCGTATCAGGTGCAGCTGCAAGAGTATATTGAGCACCGCTTGAGTTACCAATAATGGCTGCATTAGCAGAGAATGCACCACGAATATTTCTTAGTTTCAATGTAAGGGTTGGTTTATCCCAATCAGCAACAACACCACGAGCGGTTGAAGCCGCAAGAGATGCACCCTGATAAACCCACTCGAGTGGAGTAAATGTTCCAGTCCCACCACTTTGCATTGTGTAATTAATTGCAATAGCCTGTACATCGCTAATTTTATCAATAATATCATATCCAGTATTGATGTACTCACCATTATACTTAAATGCTTCAACTGTTAGTCCATACATATATGGATTTTTTGAATCTCTACCTAATTGGAAAAAGTTCTTTTCTTCTTCAACAAACTTAATTTCCATTAATTTGTATTGAATTGGTAGATAGATTAGGTCGCCTTCTTTTGGTACATTGCTGGTAACTTTAGATGCAGATGTAACATACTTCTCAAAAGTTCTTCTTGCCATGCAAAGTCTAGCAGTTTCTTGAATTTCAAGACCAAACTTACCAAAGAACTCTTTATTGCCTTCATAATCTTGAAAAGACTCAAGATACATCTCTAGTTTAAATGCTTGTGTAAATGATTTAACTGGATCGTCACCGAACAGTTCATCGATTGATGATTGTGAATCGCGCGGAATATAGTATACATCTATACCATGATTCTTGATTGATTCAATGATCAAATCTTCGAGCAATAACTGCTCTGTACGAGCATTTTGATTATTGAAATATACTGACGTTGCCATCTTATCCTACCAAAAATCCTGGTGGCTCTTCATAAACGTCTCTTAGATCAATTTCTAGTTTTTCGATAGCAATAGATGCTTCATCGTAAATAGTTTGACCATTAATCACAAGACCGCCTGGAAGAACATAGTTTCCATATTTCTTGAGGTTTGTTCCCCATTGCTGCTTGAACAACTCGGTCGTATATCTCTTAAGCCAAGTATCGTTGAACACCTTACCATAAGTTTCTGGATCTACGATACGATTTGCAAGGAAGCACATATAATTCCCAGCTACAAATTTTCCAGCCCAATCGGTTTTTACATGAACGCGGTTTGTCTTTTTGTTATAGGTGTAAGGAGACTCGCCTGTAATAATCATGTCGAGCATTGCTAAATGCTCTCTTGCAATCACATAGTAAGTATATGATGATGCAGTTAGATTGTAAAAATCGTTGAGGCGAAGCTGATAGTTAATATCGAATATATTAAAACCAGCAGAGGATGTCGATGCGACAGAGACGCCAGTATATGGAAAAACTCTGCTCACGCCGATGATTGAATCTGCGAGTTGCACATATTTGTTTAGAATATCCGCGCTCGTAATCTTGTGAGCAAGATAAACTGTTTCAGTTCCATCGTAGTGGAACTCTCTGAATTTTTGCAATCCTTCGTCGATACGATCTTCAAGCTGATCATCATCGATATTAATGTCGACTACAGGAAATCCGAGTTTTCGGAGGCAGTAATCTTTTAATTCTGTGCGAGAATATGGTGACGCCATTGAGATAGAACCTCTCTAATTATTGTATATTTAGTTCTCGATTAACTTCCCATTTCGAGAACTATAAACCTGATTCGGGTCCATATGTGCAAACTGTTCCCAATTCGGTTCTCCCTCTAAAATTCTTTTGCCAGTCGACTCTTCACCAATGTGTTCGATTAGATTTTTTCCATTCGGACCTTTTAGTTGGGCAGAAAACATCTGGTGAAAATGATCTAGGTACACCATGATCATCCCTTCGTTGATATTAAATCCCCAATATTCTTGAAAAGGATATTCGGTTATACTTTTTCGATATAAACTGAAAATAATCGGGAATGTTTTAGTGTTCTTTCCATAATAAAAATTACCGAAAGGGAGATCTCCAGTCTCAATTTTACATGGTTCTTCATGGAAATACCATGCCTGACGCTGTAGAACGACTGAAGCCATTTTGTCATTTGACTCTAATACTTCGATCAGATCATCGATGTGTATTTTTCGAGTGAGGACCACATCATCTTCTTGGTGTAAGACATAGTCATAGTCTTGCGTCTTAAGCCAATTGAAGAAATTAGACCATGTGACGGATAAACCTAGATTCTCTTTGTTCAACCACAAAAGCGTTTTATGAGTTTTAGCAAACAGATCAAAGATGAAATCGTTTCTAGTTCTCGGATAATCGTCAACAATAAGTCTTGTGACCTCATGATTCCCATAATCGAGATTCTTTAGAGAATCTAGAGTTTTCGTCAGATATTGAAGACGATTACAAGAAAATATAACGTGCAGGACTTTCATTAATATTCTGTGTTAAAGAAGAATGTTTGGAAAAGTCTACCGTTTGACATATTATTTCCGAAGTAATCTACAGATGCATGGTATAAATTTCCACGATACATCACAATTCGATTATATTTGTTTGCCACATAATCGACTAAATCCCACTTTGTATAATCGTATCCATCTAGATGCAGACTACTGTTATCAGTTCTACAATACTCACCTGTTTCTTTGTATCGATATAATGCAGTTCCTGCTGAGAGAGGAGCATTCGGTGTTAGATAACAAACCGCTGCCCATGTATTGTAACTGTCTGCGTGAATCCAAGTTCTATCTTGAGCAGTGCAAATTTGAAACGCTCCAGTATAACCAGAATGTTCGAGCCAATCTGTAACTCTACCGCCAGCGTTTAACACGATCGATTGAATCGCCGACTTTAAATCGTCTGGCAAATAAGGTTTTGTTCGAAGTCCAGGATAATTGCCTGCTACTTCAAACTGCTGAGATAACGCATAATTTCGCACAGCATCTGGATTTTGATAGAAGTCATCAGTGATGATTAAATTTGTCTTCATAATTGCCTCAATAATACATAAATCTTGCAGAAGTTCCATCCCATCCGCAAACTTTCCAATCCGTTTCGATTATATCTTTTTCATATGGTCGCGTTAGATAATATGAAAGCGTTTCAATATCGTAATGCTGCATTGGCGATTGATTCAGTAAATGAACTGTTGCCTCATTTATATCTATCATTTTATGTAACTGAGATGCTCCAAACGCAAATAAAACGGTGCAGTACTGGTGCAGTCGATCATTGTTTTGGTCTTGGCGACGATCAATAAAATGATAGTTCCAGGTTGGATTCCATGGAAAGTTTAACGGCTTCTTGAAAAACATTTTATCTAAATTTTGCTCAGTAAACAAAGAATCGTTAAAATCAAAATAGAAGTATCTTCCACATCCTTTGATTACATAATCATACGTTGAGATCTCTTTCTTATATTGCTTGTAATACGAATTCAACAATAAACACTCACACAGACTTTTATTAGGATGTGAGTTAACAATTTCAAATGCATTTCCATCTAGTTCTTTTAGTGGAATAAACTCAACATTTGGAAAGTACGAAAGAAAAAATTGGTATTCTTTATACTCCTCAGAGGAATCTACAATTACAATTTTAGATTCTGGGAATGAATTTCGAATTGAATTGACTGTAAAAATTGTTTGACGAAATCTTTCTTCATCTGAGAAAACTGTACGCACTTTACTATAAGTCAGAGGTGCGTGTTTTCTAGTTTGAATTGATGATCCAACTACAAAAAGATTATTCATAGAAACTATTCTTTATAACCTTGTCCAAATATTGCTTGTGCTTATAGTGGATCTCTTCATCAGAGAAATTAAGTCCCCACTCTCTACAATTAAACGGATCAATCTTATCAATCGCTTCAATTGCAGTTAATAGTGATTTGAAATCACGAACTCTAAATCCAGTATTACCCTCAAGAACAATCTCTGGAAATGCTCCCCAATCGGTTGTAATGACTGGTGTTCCAGATAGATTTGCCTCAATGATCATGTTGCCAAATGGCTCAACATAATATGTTAAACCAAGTAATGCTTTGGCGTTTTTCATGAGTTCTTTACGCTGCGCAGCGTTTGCAACACCAAACATCTCAACATGGTCTGGTGTTTTGTTATATCCTAATGCTTGCAGTGATCCAGGACCAGCAACAATAAGTTTCTTGCTTATTTTTTCTGTGGCTTGAATTGCAAGATGAATACCCTTTTCTTCACAAACACGACCAAAGAATAAAAAGTAATCTTGTTTCTTTTCGTTATATTCAAATTCACTGATTGTAAATGGATTACCGATTACTGCATCGCTCCATGATGGAGTCATAAGCATTCCGCGTTCACCATAAAAGTAATGCATATTAGCATACGAAGTGAATACGCGATATGGCGCAAAAACTCCATTTGCGCGATAACCAATTGAAGGCTCAACAACTTTGCATGTTGGATTCATCTCACAAGCAATTCGATTCTCAACTCCAAAGAAACAAACGATTATATCGTTATCGCTTGCTCGCTTGCGAATCTCCTGCCCAGCAAGTTCATTAAATCCTTTGATGTCAGTTGGTTCTGTTGGAATGTCAACATGTTCGCAGTCGACTTGTGCACCAGGAATTCCATAATGAATCATATGGAAATGTGGCGAAAGATGCTTGATATATTTGTATGCGTGGACCGCGAATGGGTCGACGCGATTCATCAGCCCTGTAGGATTTCTTGGGTTTACCAGTACATGAATTCTCATAACAAACTCAAAAAGTTAAATTATCTAGCGTCCTTAATCGTCAATGTACCCCAATATGTAGTACCGCCATCATAAGTGATAAACGTCCACAAGTCGCGAGCATTTGCTGTTGTGGTTGCAGGAGGCGCAGTTCCACCAGCCCAATATACTGTATTAGCAAATGTTGGAGAATATCCACCAGTTGCATTCTGGATAATTAGAAGGGATATCAATTGTCCAGTTCCAGAGGCTGGTGCATTAGTAAACGTGATTGCTGCAGATGCAGTCAATACCAAACGGAAGTAGTTTGATACAGATAGATCGCAAGTATTCGCACCATTCACATTCGTGTTTGCTTGGATGAAATCTTTTGCAGACTTGAGTGTGAGGTTATTTCCAATCGCTGTTGTATTTGCATTAAACTCAATATTGGCTTGAGTAGATCCATTAGCAGTTGCAGAAACATTTACTGTTGCAGTATTGTTAAAGTTTAGATTACTCTTAGTAAGAATTGAACCGCCATTAGCATAAACCCAAACTGTGTTCGCAGCAGAGTTGGCTTGACTATATGCTCCATTAGCCTGAGCATATGCACCATTGGCTTGGGCATATGCACCATTAGCAGTATCTCTTGCGGTATTTGCCTGAGTGTAACCAGCATTTGCTTGTCCATAGGCAGTATTCGCTTGTCCATAAGCATCATTGGCTGTGGTTCGAGCAGTATTCGCTTGTCCATAAGCAATCAGTGCATTAGTATTAGCAGTATTCGCTTGACCATAAGCGTCGTTTGCGGTGGTTCTTGCGGTATTTGCCTGAGTGTAACCAGCATTTGCTTGACCATAGGCATCATTCGCGGTTGTTCGAGCAGTATTGGCTTGTCCGTATGCATCATTTGCAGTTGTGCGAGCGGTATTCGCTTGACCGTAAGCGTCATTCGCGGTCGTGCGAGCAGTGTTTGCTTGAGAATATGCAGCATTGGCTTGAGCATATACAACAGTGCCAGGAGGTTCAATAACAATATTACCAACCATTCCAGAATGTGCTGTACACTGGTATACATATGTGTTGCCTAGAAGTTCATAAGGAACCTTCCAGTATAGTTTACCACTTTCTTTACCTTGTGCATTAGATCCAGTACTGACAGTGCCATTTGTTGCAACATGTGTCAATCCTGTATTATAATTTGCTCCACCATTTGATACACGAATTGCAAATGGGTGTCCTGCATTATTTAAATTGAACGCAATTGTTTCACCAGCGCGGACATATAGTGTTGGATCATCAACTGCTGATCCATATTGATCAAATCGATATGCTGAAGTGCCATTATTCGTAACAGCAAGTTCAGTTACGGCTGGCTGATAGTCTGAATTTGCTTGAGCATATGCGCTATTTGCAGTATCTCGTGCAGTATTTGCTTGACTGTAAGCGGCATTTGCTTGTCCATAAGCAGTATTTGCTTGACCATATGCATTTTGTGCTGTTGTTTGTGCAGTGTTAGCAGCACCATAAGCATCATT